AATCCCTGACGCAGAACCCACGGACATGCTGCCGTTCAATACTAATCTGGCTAACATCTTAGATGAAGGCGTGTTGTCAGAGATGGCTGACGAATTGGTAGGTCACATAGACGCAGACGTTGATAGCCGCAAAGATTGGGCTGATAGTTTCGTCAGAGGTCTGGACGTACTGGGCTTCAAATACGAAGAGCGCACTGAACCGTGGGAAGGCGCGTGTGGTGTGTACTCTACAGTGCTGGCAGAAGCAGCCATACGCTTCCAAGCAGAAACCATGTCCGAGACGTTCCCTGCCGCTGGGCCTGTAAAGGTCAAGATCATAGGTATAGAAGATAAGGACAAGGAAGCAGCGGCAAACCGCGTAAAAGCGGATATGAACTACGAACTCACCGAGCGCATGGTGGAGTACAGACCCGAGCATGAGCGGCTGCTGTATAGCCTTGGCTTGGCTGGCAGTGCGTTCAAGAAGGTATATTACGATCCGAATATAGGGCGGCAGACCGCAGTCTACATACCCGCTGAAGATGTGGTGGTGCCATACGGTGCCTCACATATAGAGAGTGCAGAACGTGTTACGCACATCATGCGTAAGACAAAGAACGAGTTGAAGAAGCTACAGGCAGGAGGGTTCTACAGAGACGTAGATCTGGGCGACCCACAGCCGTACCACACAGACATTGAAGAGCGTAAGGCAGAAGAAGGTGGGTACTCACTAACAGACGACGACAGATACTCTCTATATGAGATCCACGCAGATCTGGTTATCGACGGTATAGATGACTCGGAAGATGAGATAGCCAAGCCATATGTAGTGACACTAGAGCGTGGCTCTAACGAAGTGCTGTCTATTCGCCGCAACTGGAACCCTAATGACCCGTTGATGTTGAAGCGTCAGCACTTCGTGCATTATGTATATGTGCCCGGATTTGGGTTCTATGGCCTTGGATTGATACATATAATAGGGGGGTACGCTAAAGCGGGTACGTCTATTATACGGCAACTGGTGGACGCTGGTACGCTGGCTAATTTGCCGGGGGGTTTGAAGTCTCGCGGGTTGCGTATTAAAGGTGACGACACGCCGATTGAACCCGGAGAGTTTAAGGACGTTGATGTACCGTCTGGCAGCATACGCGACAACATCCTACCGCTTCCTTATAAGGAGCCAAGCCAAACCCTACTTGCTTTACTTAATCAGATAACGCAGGAAGGCCGTAGGCTGGGCGCAATCAGTGACATGAATATTTCGGATATGTCAGCAAACGCCCCTGTGGGAACCACTCTGGCTCTCCTAGAGCGTACTCTAAAACCTATGGCAGCGGTGCAGGCCCGTGTGCACTATGCCATGAAGCAAGAGTTTAAGCTGCTCAAGGCGATCATGTCGGAGCACGCACCTGACGAGTATGCGTATGAGCCGGTACGTGGTGAAGTAACCGCCCGTGTTGCAGACTACATGACCGTCGATGTCATACCTGTAAGCGATCCGAACAGTTCTACGATGGCTCAGCGTGTTGTGCAGTATCAGGCTGTGCTACAGATGGCACAGTCAGCGCCTCAGATATATGACCTGCCACAGCTACACAGGCAGATGATAGAGGTGTTGGGGGTAAAGAATGCTGACAAGCTAGTCCCAACAACGGATGACGCCAAGCCTGTAGATCCTGTAAGCGAGAACATGAATGCGCTCAACGGCAAACCGCTCAAGGCGTTTATCTACCAAGACCACGACGCGCATATGGCTGTGCACCAGTCGTTCTTACAAGACCCTTCGGTTGCAGCGACTATAGGGCAGAATCCACAAGCGCAGCGCATAGCTGCAGCACTACAGGCGCACATCGCAGAACACCTCGGCTTCAAGTACCGCAAAGAAATGGAAGAGAAGGTTGGTGCCCCCCTACCAAACCCGAACGCAGAATTGCCAGAGAACATGGAGGTCAACTTGGCCCGCCTCATGGCACAAGCTGGAGGGCAGCTTACGCAGCAGAAGCAACAGCAGGCAGCACAGCAACAGGCGCAACAGAAGGCTCAAGATCCTGTGGTGCAAATGCAGCAAGCCGAACTACAGATCAAGCAGCAAGAAGTGCAGCGTAAGGCGGCTAAAGATCAGGCAGATGCTCAGATCGAACAGGCTAAACTACAGCTACAAGCGCAAGAGAACATGCAGGATGCCCAGATGGATCAGGCAGAACTAGCGTTAAAACAACAAGAACTACAGATTGATGCTCAGAAGGCAGGTGCTAAACTTGCCGCAGATCGAAGGAAGGATAACACCAAGCTAGATTTGGATTTACTAAAGACCATGAAGGACTCAACTCCTAGAGATCAATAATGGCTAAAACCGTCTTTGACGTGCTAAAAGAAAAAATCGAGGCTGACAAAGCCTCCGCACTACAATTTCTAGGTGCTGGTGGAGCAAAAGACTACGCCATGTACAAGGAAACCACAGGTTTGATTCGGGGTCTCGAAACCTGTCTGGGTCATGTAGAAGACCTCTCGCGCAATTTGGAATATGACGATGACTGAACCTCTTATGGCTCAAGAAGAGCTAGAAACGCAGCTACCTGTACCTGTCGGGTATAGAGTCCTTGTGGCTATGCCACAGGTAGAAGAAACCTTTGATGGAACTAACTTATTAAAGACAGACACTACTAAAAGCCATGAAACCGTGATGTCTATAATTGGGCTTGTGCTGGATATGGGCGAGCAAGCATACGCCGATGAGGATAGATTTCCTACTGGCCCTTGGTGCAAACAAGGCGATTACGTCATGTTTCGTGCCAACAGCGGAACTAGATTCAAGGTTGATGGTGTAGAGTATCGTCTAATGAACGATGATTCTATCGAAGCAGTTGTAGCAGATCCCCGTGGTGTATCACGAGCATAGGAGTAAACATGGCGTTTCAAAAGGTTGAATTTAGTTTTCCTGAAGATCAAGACGAGAAATCTATTGATATAGAAGACTCTAGCGAGGTAGAAATTGACTTGTCCGGCAAAAAGACCGCCGACGACTATGCAGATACTCCTGCTGAACCTGAAGTTGTGGTTGAAGAACCGAAAGCAGAGTTGGAGATTGAGGTTGTTGACGATACCCCAGAGGCTGATCGTAACCGCAAGCCATCTAAACCACCGGCTGACGTTACAGATGAGGAATTGGAGGGGTACTCTGAGAAGGTACGCAGGCGTATTCAACACCTCAACAAAGGTTACCACGACGAAAGACGAGCGAAAGAAGAAGCGTTCAGAGAGCGGCAAGAGCTAGAAGCTCTTACAAAAAGGCTTTTTGAGGAGAACAAGACTCTCAAGGGTGACGTGGGCACAACACGCGAAGCTCTGCTAGATCAGGCAAAGCGTGTGGTTGACTCAGAACTTACTGGCGCAAAGATAGCCTATAAGGATGCGTACGAGAGTGGTGACGCAGACAGGCTCATTGAAGCGCAGGAACATCTAACTGCTGCCAAACTAAAAGCAGATAAGCTAGATAATTTCAAATTACCTTCTTTACAAGAAGAAGATACTGAGGTACAAGAACCTCAAGCAGCTCCACAGAGGGCGCGTGATCCGAAAGCAGAGGCATGGGTACAAGAAAATTCTTCTTGGTTTCATGTCGATGATGAGATGACAGCGTACGCTATGGGGCTGCATAATAAGTTAGTCAAAAGTGGGGTTGACCCACGGTCTGACGAATACTACGAGAAGATTGATTCTCGTATGCGAAAAGTATTCCCAGAAGAGTTTGATGATGTAGTAGAGCAGCAAACACAGTCCGAAGAGCGGGAACAGCAACCAACTGTGGTAGCTCCCGCAACGCGAAGCACATCACCGAACAAAGTGAAGCTAAAGAAATCACAAATAGCTATCGCTAAAAGACTCGGAGTACCGTTAGAAGAATACGCCAAACAGGTTGCACTTGAAATGAGGAAAGCGTAATGGCTGAGAACCGAATAAAGCGTGATAAAGAAACTCGTGAAACTAAGTCTCGTAAAAGAGCTTGGCAGCGACCCGAGGTATTACCCTCACCTGACCCAGAACCGGGTTACGCGCACCGCTATGTAAGAGTTTCCATGCAGGGTCAAACAGACGCTACGAATGTTTCCTCTAAATTGCGTGAAGGTTGGGAACCCGTAAGAGCCGAAGACCATCCTGAAATAACTATGGCTACCGTTGAAAGCGAGCGATTTGCTGACAACGTAGTTATCGGAGGGCTGATGCTTTGCAAAGCCCCCGAAGAGTTAGTTGAGGAACGAACGGACTTTTATGAGCAGCAAACAGCATCTCAGATGCAGTCAGTAGATAACAACCTCATGCGAGAAAACGACCCACGTATGCCTTTGTTTAGTGATAGAAAAACAAAAGTTACGTTTGGGAACGGAACTTAATTTATTTAGGAGCTTATAATGGCTTACCCTACTGTCGATGCCCCCTATGGGCTAAGGCCAGTAAAGCTATTAAGCGGTGTTCCGTATGTTGGTACTGTTCGTCACTACTCCATTGCGAGTGGTTACGCCACAGACATCTTCTACGGGGACGCCGTTAAATTAGTAACTGGTGGCACCGTCGAGCGTGATACGTTCGATGCTGCTATGACTCCTATTGGAGTCTTCATGGGTGTTTCTTACACCGATCCCGGTACGTCACAAAAGACTTTTCGACAATACTATCCTGCTAGCACAGTAGCCTCTGACATCGTAGCGTATGTATGCGATGCCACTGATGTATTGTTCAAAGTTGCTGTTGTGTCGTCTGGCACCACCATTGGTGATCTAGCTATCACTGATATTGGCGCTAACGTGGCTGGTGTTAACAATTCTGGAAGCACCGTAACTGGCAACTCCAAAAGTGCTATATCAGACACTTCTGCCACCACTAGCAGTCTTCCTTTCCGCATCGTAGAGTTGGTTGAAGAAACCAAAAACTCTTCTGGCGGGTTCACGGAAGCACTTGTTAAGTGGAACGCAGGTCATGCGTTTGATAACACTACTGGTATTTAAGGAGTAAAGTAAAATGGCTATTTCAAGAGCGCAATTACTTAAAGAACTCCTGCCCGGACTGAACGCCTTGTTTGGAATGGAGTATGCTAAGTACGGTGAAGAGCATAAAGAAATCTTTGAATCAGAGACTTCTGATCGCTCATTTGAAGAAGAAACCAAGTTGTCAGGTTTCTCCGCAGCCCCCGTCAAGGACGAAGGTGCAGCGATTGAGTATGACAACGCACAAGAAGCGTTTACCGCAAGGTATACGCACGAGACAATAGCGATGGGTTTCTCTATTACCGAGGAAGCTATCGAAGATAATCTCTATGATTCTCTTTCTTCGCGTTATACGAAGGCGTTGGCTCGCGCTATGGCTTACACCAAGCAGGTGAAAGCGGCAGCGATTCTCAACAATGCGTTTTCATCAGGCACAACTTACGGAGATGGCGTATCTCTGTGTAACACGGCCCACCCGCTAGTTTCTGGCGGCACCAACTCAAACCGACTGACCGTTGCGGCAGACCTGAATGAGACCTCACTTGAGGCTTCTGTAATTCAGATTGCTGGTTGGACGGATGAGCGTGGTCTGTTGATCGCAGCACGTCCTCGTAAGCTGATTATCCCACCAGCCCTACAGTTTGTAGCAACTCGTGTGCTAGAGACAGAAGGTCGTGTGGGTACAGCCGACAATGATCTGAACGCGATTCGTAACAACGGGGCTATCCCTGAAGGTTACGCAATCAATCACTATCTGACAGATACTGATGCGTTCTTCTTGACGACTGACATACCAAATGGCTTGAAGCACTTTGTTCGTACTCCGATGGCTACATCTATGGATGCAGACTTCGATACGGGCAACTCGCGCTATAAAGCCCGCGAGCGATATAGTTTTGGCGTGTCCGACCCACTTGGGATTTTCGGATCACCCGGAGCGTAAAACGCTGCATGAGAAGGGGCACATTGTTGCCCCTTTTCTTTTTGTGCTGTATAAGTATCTCATCCCTGACAGGTGCATCCCGCATCTGACACTAGCCACGACAGGAGATCACAATGGCTAATACTACGTTTAACGGCCCCGTCCGATCAGAGAACGGGTTTAAGGTTGTTTCAAAGAACGCAAGCACTGGTGCATTCACTGATGTAGTGGACATTGCGTCTACCGGCATCGTTACGAACAAATACGTAAAGCACGTTGGCTTTGCTACGGGCGTTACGGTCAACACCACGGCGGGTGACAGCCCGACTATTGGTGAGTTTACGCAGCCAGCAAACACGATTATCACTGACATTAAGATCTTTTGTGATACCTCACCAGTTATTGGTACGGGTGACATAGGTTATGAGGTTGGTACCTCTAGTTCTGGCGCACAGATTGTTGCGGCAGTGACTGATGAGATTTTGGATGGTGGTACTACGGTTGTAGTGGGTAACGTCACAACTACTTCTTTGGTTTTACAAACCCAAAGTGGCACAACTGCACCCGCTTCTGTTCAGTATACTTCTGCTGCAAGAACTATTTTTTGCAACATTACTAATACTGTTGATGCAACTACCGCTGGTTCTTTTACGTTCATCATTGAGTACGTACAAATAGCGTAATAGGAGGCAATCATGGCTGATGCTGTAACCTCACAGACTCTGATTGATGGCCCAACGCACGCGGTAATGAAGTTCACCAATGTGTCAGACGGCACAGGTGAGTCCGCTGTTACTAAAGTTGACGTTAGTGCTCTACAAAACGATCAATACGGCATAGCGTGTACTGGGGTCACTATAGAGCGTATCTGGTGGCAGTGTATCGGCATGAAAGTGCAGATACTGTTTGACGCTAGCACTGACCAGTTCTGTATTGAGTTAGGTGAGAACCAGAGCGGTAATCACGACTACACCATATTTGGTGGGCTAACCAATAACGCAGGGTCTGGTAAAACGGGTGACGTTAACTTCACTACGGTAGGGCACACTAGCGCAGATACGTACACAATTATTTTGTACATGCGTAAGAAGTTCTAGTAGTGCGTAGCTACTACAAAAAGGCATCGCCATGCCCCTCGTTCAAAAAGGGTGGTATGGCGGGCATGTCTGTAAAGAGTGGGGATAAGCGACCCACTAAGTCCGGTGCTGGTATGACAGCTAAAGGCGTTGCTAAGTACAGACGGCAAAATCCCGGTAGTAAGCTACAAACTGCAGTAACAGAGAAGAAACCCACAGGTAAGCGTGCAGCACGTAGAAAGTCGTTCTGTGCACGTTCTGCGGGGCAAATGAAAAAATTTCCAAAAGCAGCCAAAGATCCTAACTCAAGGTTAAGGCAGGCAAGGAAGAGATGGAGGTGTTAGTTGGCGTACTTGCAAAGCAACGTACCGTATTTCAAATGCTGGGTAAGGAAAGAATATACCCATAACCACGAGAAGTATCATGGCGAGTTTATTCACGCTATGGCGATTGCAGTAACAACAATGCCGACTAGGTGTTTGAGTTTTCAGGTAATTTTTACTGGAGCTGAAACATACGACGAAGAAGACGAACCCAATGTGCATGGAGGTGCAATGTGGGCACGGATGCCGATTACAGCGTTGGTGGGGGATACTCCGTTAGAGGATTGGCCCGAACCTATGCCTGTGTGGGCAGCACAGCCTTGGGATTGCAGTTCGAGGGATCACGCTGTGTACGTTCTTGATAGAGCCACACCATGCCCTTGGCTGGCAAAGATAGACGGGGAGATGTACCCCGCGAAGTATATGTTCACGGTGGACTATACGAACAACGAGATTGCTGATGACCCTGCACAACACAAGCAGAGTCATGTGATGGAGTTACTGGATGCTGGTGAGTGGACGGGTAACATCGTAGCGCTACCAAACAATAGGGTGCGGGTGACACATCCCGCTTGGTTTGAAACGGGAGAAGGCGCACCAGATTTTCGTCCTTCTCAACACATTCACTACAGCAAGTCTGATCTGGACTACACGCTGGACGTGAATCAAGTGTTCGATAATCTTTATGCGGAGAAAGACGATGGTTAGAAGACGTAAGCCCATGACTATGACTCAAAAGAAGGACGCAGAACGTGTACAACGTGCGATAGCCGCGCAGATGGGTAGTGAATCTAAGGCACGTAGAGGTCGTGAACCTAGTAAGACGGCTGTGGGTGGCGCTGAGAACAAAGAACAGATGCGACAGAATCGGATGAGACGCGAGCGCGAAGCTAATATGGCTAAGGTTAAGAAAGACCGCCCAATGCCTAAGCGACCCTCTGCAATTAGTTTGGCTAACGCTGCTGACCCAAAAGCAAAACGCCCTACGAAGCCGCAAACACCTCCTACGACTACACCACGCCCACCAAAGGCAGACACCTCTGCAAAGCCAATGGCAAAGAAGCCACCACGCCCGTTGCGCGGTACTGTGACTGGTAAAGGCGGACGTAATGTTGGTGAAGGCCGAGACAAGCGTGCCAATGTAACCCGTGAGCAGTTACAAGAGACGGGCATGACCCTACGTCAGTACCTAAACTTCATGGATCGTGAAGGTAAACGTCCACCCAAAAAAGCAATGAGAGGCGGCATGATGAAATCGAAGATGAAAGCCAAGGGCATGAAAGCTGGTGGCAAGATGAAAACCAAGGGTTATATGGCTGGCGGTAAAATGAAAGCCAAGGGCATGAAAGCCGGTGGCAAGATGCCAATGGTAAAAGATCCTAAGACTGGCAAGATGATTCCTGCTTTTGCCGCTGACGGTAAAGGTAAGATGATGGCTGGCGGTAAGGTCAAATCTAAAGGTTATGCCAAAGGTGGCATGATGAAAACTAAAGGCTATAAAGTCGGCGGTAAGATGAAAGCCAAAGGTGGTGCAACGGGCGGTAAGAAGCAAAAGGTTCGCGGTGCCGGTATCGCTCGTAAAGGCGTACGTCCAGCGAAGATGTACTAATGCGTAGATACTACAAGTCAGGCGGTAAGGTGAAGTCGGGCGGTAAGATCTGCCCGAAAGGTAAGGCGTGGGCCAAGCGCACGTTTGATACATACCCGTCTGCATACGCAAACATGGCAGCTTCTAAGTATTGCAAAGATCCTAATTATGCGAAGGGCAGCAAGAAAAAGAAGAAATAATGGCTAAAGATCCGAAGGTAGGTACAGGTAAGAAGCCAAAGGGTAGCGGGCGCAGGCTGTATACGGACGAGAATCCTAGAGATACCGTATCTATAAAGTATGCAACCGCTCAAGATGCTCGTGATACGGTGGCTAAAGTCAAAAAGGTAAATAAGCCTTTTGCTAGAAAGATACAGATACTTACGGTGTTAGAGCAAAGAGCCAAAGCAGCAGGTAAACATACGCAAGCAGACATTGCTAAACGCGGCAAAGAAGCCATACGTAGAGCGCGGAAGGTAAAGTAATGGGTCAGCTTAAACAGTGGCGAGAACAGCAGTGGGTACGTATCGGCACCGATGGCAAGATCAAGGGGCCATGTGGTACGTCGAAAGACAAAAAGAACCCAGATCGTTGTTTACCTAAAGCTAAGGCACAGTCGCTGAGTCAGTCTGAACGAGCCACCACAGCACGTAAAAAGAAGAAAGCTGGGGCAAAAGGTAAGACGGTGGTGTCTAACACGCCCAAAGCAAAGGTTAAAACAGCAAAGGCTGGTGGCCCTATACGCGCAAACCATAAAGGTTGCGGAGCAGTCATGGGCAACCGTAGAAAGAAAACCTTATACGTAAGAGGTAGTAAGAATGGATAAACTAGAAGTTTTCCAAAACGGCAACTTTTCAGATGGGCGTCCTGTTTTTCAAGTTGGCAGCAAGAACGAAGACGGCACGTATACCATAGTAGATGCGAGTCTTATGAGCGAGGAAGAGGCAAAGGCTAGGCTAGAGCATTTACAGCCCACACCGGCTCCAGAACCAAAGAAAGAACCAGTTAAGAAAGCAGCTAAAAAAACTACAGCGAAGAAAAAATAGATGGCTACTTCTGGAACAACTGCATTTGAGATGGACTTCACGGAGATCGCTGAAGAAGCGTGGGAACGTGCGGGCCGTGAAATGCGTTCAGGGTATGACCTTCGCACTGCTCGAAGATCCATGAATTTGATGACTATTGAGTGGCAAAACCGTGGTCTTAATTTATGGACGATAGACGAGGGTACGGTAAATCTGGTCAAAGACACCGCACAATATGATTTACCTGCGGACACTATTGATCTGTTAGAGCAGGTGATACGCACAAACTCTGGCGATGAGTACACGCAACAGGATCTTACGATAAATCGTATCAGCGTCAGCACATACGCATCTATACCTAACAAGTTAACAGAAGGTAGGCCGATACAGGTCTACATAGAAAGACTTGTGGCTAATCCAAAGATAAACGTATGGCCTGTACCTGATAAAAGCGATACCTACGTTTTTAAGTATTACCGCATGAGGCGCATACAAGACGCAGGTAGCGGAGTAGAGACTCCTGACGTGAACTTCAGATTCTTACCCTGTTTGGTCGCAGGGTTGGCGTACCACATAGCCATGAAAGAACCAGAGCTTATGGGTCGTGTGCCTATGCTAAAAGAAGTGTACGAAGAGCAGTTTAGATTAGCCGCAGACGAGGATCGTGTTAAGGCTCCGGCTCGTTTTGTACCGAGAATGCACTATGTCTAGGAGGTTTGCTTCTGCCAAGCGTGCACTAGCTGAATGCGATATATGTGGATTTCAGTACAAATTACGTGAGTTAAAGAATCTAATACGCAAGGGTAGCGACACCAACCTAAAGGCATGTCCTACGTGTTGGAATCCTGACCATCCGCAGCTAAAACTGGGCGAGTTCCCTGTAGATGATCCGCAGGCGATACGTAATCCTCGACCTGATAGAAGTTTAGGTGATGCTGGCAGTAGGAGCAGCAGACAGATACAGTATGGATTCAACCCAGTGGGGGTTGGTCGTGACCCGTTCGGGCTTACGCCAAATAATTTGGTTGCGACAGGTGAAGTGGGAACAGTAACAGTAACAACTACTTAGGTGACGTTATGAAGAATATGAGCACGATAAAGCCGGTAAAAGAAGCTCCGAAGACGGATATGAAAGACGTAAAAACCACGGGAATCAAAGTTCGTGGTACAGGCGCTGCTACCAAGGGTACGATGGCTAGAGGGCCAATGGCATAACCTATGAGTATGACCTATGCTCAGTTGACGGCGAACATACAGGACATTTGTGAAAACACGTTCACGAGTGACCAGCTTGCTTTGTTTGTGCAGCAGACTGAGCAGTTCATATACAACGCTGTCCAGATACCATCGCTACGTAAAAACGTAACAGGTACGGCTACTTCAGGTACGCAGTATCTCTCTGTACCTACTGATTTCTTATACGTATATAGCCTTGCAGTAATAGATAGCAGTAGTAACTATCATTACCTGTTAAATAAGGATGTTAACTTTATTCGTGAGGCGTACCCCGTTTCAGCTACTACTGGGCTACCAAAGCACTACGGCATCTTTAACGACGATGCTTTCATACTAGGGCCAACTCCAAATTCAAACTACACCTTTGAACTGCACTATGGCTTCTATCCAGAATCTATTGTGACGGCTAGCACGTTACCGTGGCTCAGTGAGAACTTTGATTCCGCGTTGTTAAACGGCTCTTTGGTAGAGGCTTTGCGTTTCTTGAAGGGTGAGCCTGATATGGTTGCTTTGTACGACAAGATGTTTAATCAATCTATGACTCTGTTGAAACAACTCGGAGACGGTAAGCTAAGAGAAGACTCTTACCGATCTGGGCAGTATCGCAGTTCGGTAGGATAGGATGCTTATAGAAGCCCCACAAATAGAAGTAGGTAATGTTTTTGTTGCTACCACAGAACACAAGGGGCATGACCCTGAGTTTTGGGCACAAGCTGCCGCAGGTAGAATTGTAAGTGTGGGTGGTAGTTGCCACCCCGTGATAGCCCAGCAAGCGGAAGCGTTCAAGGAAGCAGTCAGAGCCACGGCTTTGCACTACATAAAAGAAGCAATAAAGAGCGATAGGACAACACTTATTGCAGAACTAGAACGTC